GCAATCTTTAGCAGAACATGGTTATAGTGTAAGAGAAGAGTTTAAAACGATAATGACATCAGTAGAAAGCGCAAAAGATGTTTTTGACGTTGCTGAAACTACTGGTCAAAGTATTATGAGAATGGGTAGAAGTGGTCTAGGTCTAATAAATAGCTTTCAGAGTACTAATTCAAAATTTGCTAAACTTTTTGGAAGAGGTGCTGAAGGTGTGTCTAAAGCAATATCAGATACAACTTCACAGATTCAAAACATGGGTAATCTTTCTGAGTACTTTGGTCAAGCTGTTATGGAGAATATAAACACAGTCTATAACTTTAACATGGCAGCTAAAGGTTTAGGTCTTAGTGGAGAAGATATAAAATATTTTGCTGTTATGTCTAGGTCGAACCTTGAAAGTATAACAAAGGCTTTTGGTAATACTATAATAGCAATAAGAGACGTTGCTAGCGACTTTGGCATAAATAGAAAGATACTATCTAAAAACTTTATGACATTAAGAAGAGACATTGTTGAATTCGGTCATATAGGTGATACTGAGTTAGCAAAAGTTGCTTCAAGAGCAATTCACCTAGGAATCGAAATGAGTGAATTGTCTAACATGTTTAAAAAGGTAAACACTTTCGAGTCAGCATCAACAATGGCGTCTCAATTATCACAAGCTTTTGGCATGAATATAGATGCATTGCAGTTATTAAAAGCTGAAGATCCTATGCAAATGATAGATATGCTTAGAGAATCAATGATGGCTACAGGCAAGACTTTTGATGGCATGTCAAGGTTTGAAAAGCAACTCATAACACAATACACAGGACTATCAGCAGAAGCAGCTAAACTAACGTTTAATTACAGAGACTTAGGAAAGTCTCATCAAGAAATTAAGCAAATAATGAAAGACAATAAGCCAGAAGAAAAACAGCTTAAAGCTATTCAATCTATGACATCTTCAGTTACTGAGCTTATTCATATTCTAAATGAAAAAAGTCCTATAGAAGCATTCTTTAGCGGGCTTACAGATAGAATAAAAAGAACAATACCCGGTGTCATGAGAATAAGCAAAACTCTAGAGGATTTTAAAAATGCTGCTTACGGGTTAAAATCAAGTGACATTAAAAAAATAACATCACCATTTAAAGGTATAATAGATCCAATAGACAAGGCTCTTCTAAGACTTAAATCTAGCATGCCAGGTATTGTAAAAGATATAGCTGGTTTTATGGGAAATATAACAAAAGACTGGAATAGTCCTGATGCATATAGAAACGCACAAAATAATCTTGATAATTTTATTAATGGCGCAGGAAAAGCATCTTCTAGATTCTTGACAGATTTTCAAAAAATAGGACTTAATATTCTAGGAATGGTTACTAAAGTAGCAATGACAGTAGTACCAACAATATTAAGGACATTTAGAAAAATTCTCGTAGGAATAAGAGATATGTTTAGTAGTAGAGATCAAAAGCCGCCTAGTGAATATTTTAAAAATTTCTTAAAGAATATGGGATTAACAGTAAAAAATTTCAAAGATTTTTGGAATGACGTGAAAAAAGAGCTTTTCGGTGACGAGCGTAAAGGTAATGATTCAATATTTGGTCTTATGAAGTCGGCACTTCTATCTATCGCAGACTTTTTGTACGACGCAGTTTATCCTACTTTTAAAAGAATTGGTGGGGATTTTGTAGATGTAATCTTGGATAATATTGCAACAAAAATGCCAGCATTAGCTGAATTTATAGGATTAGGAAATAGAGTAGCATCAGGAGCTGTAGGTAACGGCGTACTTACAGAAAAACAAAACATTGAATTGCTAAGACAAAACACAACAGCAACAACAGACTTTTCAGGTGATCAAGGATCAAGCTTGAATGCTACAGCTAGAAGTATGCTAAAAGGCAAATATGGAGGCGATTGGGATGGACTTACCCCATTTGATAAGCAACATGCAATGCGTCAACATATAGCTAAAATAATAGAAATACAACTAAAACAAATATCAGCAGCTACTAGAATGGATGATGGTGTCAGAGAAGGTCTTACAAAGTCTTTGCTACGATACTCTGCACAAATGGCAAGAGAAAATATGACTGACGATGTATGGGACAACGCCAAAACGAGACTTGCAGATTTTGAAAAAAAATGGAAAACAACAACTTACTTTGAAGACTTGATAGCAGCAGCAAGACAATATAGAGTTGAAAATACAAATGATCCTTTGCTCCGAGGTCTAGATGACACAGACCTTGTAGTTGATCAATCAGGTATAACAAAAAGCGATAAAAAAGTAATAAACGCAACTGCTAGCACTGTGTTACAGTCTTATAGAAGTAATTACAAAGAATCTGAAAAAAATAACTACACCTACGACTTTGAATCTGTAGCATTTAAAAAGTCTGCAGAGAATATAGAGAAAGCTTTAAAGCAAGTTTTTAGAGACATGAAGATGAGTGGAACTATTGAAATAAGTAATAGCGGAGAAATGGCTGTTAAGTTTTTAGAAGCAGCAACTAGTCCACAATACGCAGATGTAACGCCAAAAAGAACACAAGGCGCAAGTCAGCCGTCAGGAACAGGGACGACAGTTAGGCCAACATGAAAATTAACAGCAAATTAACATAAACGAGGTTAATAATATAAAATGTCAATAGTACAAAAAGCATTGCAAGACAGTAGCTATAGAGAAATGAGAAGTATCATTTTAGAAGCTTTCGCAAAAAACATGAATATCCACACAAGTGAATTAGAAAAAGTTATGCAGCAACAAGAAATGTTATTTGTCGAAGTAGAAAAAACAAATATTACAGAAAACACAGGAGATCTGATAATTAATGAAGGAGATAATATCATTAAAGGATAAATCAGATGGCTGTATACACTTTAGGCACAAGTGGCGAAGTAATTGAGATAAATAATACAGAAGAGCTTAAAAAAATAAGCAATGTCAATAGCAGCGTTCAGATGTCTATAGAAGATAAAAAATATTCAGACTGGACTCTTAGCTCTGCAGCAAACAATAGTAAACTAACTAAAGTGACAGACTCAAATATCACAAATAACACTCACGGTTTTGCTATTGACTCTAATAGTAATACAGTCAATAACGATCAAGTAACATATAAAAACTACAATTCACCTTTTGGCGACCCGAATGATTTATCAAAAATAGATAACTTTTCATCAAGATATCAGTTAGATGGTCTTCAAGGGCTGAATACTTTAAATTCATTAAATGAAGGCGCAATCTCTGCTATAGAAACAGCAGACTTTGCAATAGTTTATTTTAGTCTTATTGCGAGAATGCTCGTACTTAATTCTATTCTAAACGTTGTGTTAAATGTTTCAACAAGAATACCTGAAGACTATAAAAACTTTTTAGGTTCTTATAAAAACAAAAACGTAGATTACATAGCAAAGTATCTTTCAGAAAGATATAACTATCCTGTAGATTTATACAAAAAAGAAGGAAATTTTCTAGGATCAACATTTGGTCTTGCAAACACAAAATCTACGCTAATGATAACAAATGTTGCGTTTCTTCTTGGTCTAAACGAGTTCTTATTTCCAGGAAATGGAATAAGCAAAGACTTAGACAACTACATTCAAAACAACGTAGTACCTCCAAATTTAGAAGAAAGTAATTTTTACAATTTTTTTAATGCTTTAGCAACAGCAGGAATAGAATATTTGTCTGCTGAAGAAGATTCTAAAAATAGAATTAAACTTCTTATGAGAAAGCTTGAAATGTCATATGACTTTAATCACTCACTTAACGAAATGGAAAAAAATAACTTTGACCCTATAGTTAAATTTCTATTTGAAAATGTTTTTGACAACTACGCATTTAAGTTTCTAATAGAAAGAATAAACGTCGGTCTTAGATTTATGTCTAAAAAACATGAGGATAATGCTAAAGCTTTTGATAAAGAAATTGCTTTTTACTCAGAAGTAAATGCACATAATGGCTATATTGCTAGTAATTCTTATAAAACTAATTTAAATTCATCTAGACTAAATGAAGTTTCTTACACTTCGATACAAAATACAAATTCAGCACTGTTATTGCATAAATCAGCAAAAGTTTTTGCGCCTAATAAATTTGAATATATAAAAAGCACTAAAAAATTTATACCAAGCAATTACAACAGGTTAAGCAGAGAAACAGTCGAAGCTATAGAGTATGCAATAGATTCAGACTACATGCCTTTCTCAATACAAGATTTAAGGACAAACGAAGTAATAGGTCTCAACGCATTTATCGAGAGTTACTCTGATTCATTTTCAGCACAATACAATGAAACAGGAGGCTTTGGTAGAGTTGATAAAGTAATGAAGTGGGAAAGCACATCAAGATCAATAAGTATTACATTTTATATGATTGCTACTAATAAAGATGATCATGATATGATGTGGTACCAAATAAACAAGATGGTTTCAATGTTGTACCCACAATGGTCAGCGCCTTCTGGCGTTGTATATTACTCAGAAGGAACCACGTACACGCAAGATAATAATACAAAAGACAGAGGCGGTTACGAAGCTTTTAGATATCCGTTTACACAAGTGCCTACAGCTTCTCCTTTAGTAAGAATTAGGTTAGGAGACGTTCTTACGAATAACTACTCTGAAGTAAATATTAAAAGAATACACGGTTACGGTGATAGAAGCAAACTTGAAGAAGCAGGAACAGATTTCTACACAGATAAAGAAATATCAGAAGATTTTAAGCATTATACTTCAAAACTTAAAGATGGAGAATACACATTATTAATAAACGAAAATAATAATGATATTAAAGCAGTAATCAATGGTGACACAATAACCACAGCGTTTGATGATAAAAGTTATAGTTACAAAATTGTAACTACTTATACCGATGAAAGTGCACGCGAACCCAAAAAAGATAAAGTTTATAAATTTAAAATTTACGAAGGCGAAAATGAAATAAACAAAAATATAGATTATTTAATTGTTGCAAAATCAACTGACTTTATAGCAAGAGAAATCAATGAAGTTCCTTTAGACCTAGAAGGAATAAGTAGCGAAAAGTTAAATAATCCAATTACAGCTGGTTTTGCAACAACAATGGGTAAAGGTCTGGCAGGAATGATAAGTTCATTTAATGTAGATTTCTCTTCAGAGCTTCCTTGGGAAATAGATCGAGGAAGTAGAGCTCCTATTTATACAAAAGTAACAATGCAGTTTAAGCCAATTCACGATATCGCACCTGGATTAGATCACAATGGAATGATGAGAGCACCTGTTTACAAAGTTGGAAATATAGTAAATGGCTTAAATTAACACTGTTTAACAGCTTAATATATCAAGATTATAATTTAAAATTAAACATTAGGTTACTTATATGTCTATTAAAAGATTTAAAAATAAAGGTGGATATGATATAAACGTAAGCCCGTATCTATACAAGGCTTGCGAATCAAACTACTTGAACTGGGAAAGAGTAATAACATCAGGAGGAAAAAGGCTTGATCATTATGCATATGAAAAGTTTAATAATTCATCTTACTGGTGGATTATTGCTGCATGTAGTGGAATAGGGTGGTCTTTACAAGTTCCTGATGGTATTGCTCTAAGAATACCTTTGGACATAGAGCAAGTTAAAAACGTAATAGGAGAAATATAATGCCTGAAGGAACAAATCCTCAATTATCTGAGCAAACAAGAGTCCAGAATAGTTTAAGACAACAACCTACTACTAATAGACTAATGCCTGATCAAATAGATGCTTTGTCTTCTAGGCGTTCTTTTGATTTGTTATGGGAGCATAAACTCTATAACTATATTAATATGGACTCGCCCGTTGAGTTAATAAAAAAACAGATAAAAAACTCTATAGGTAATTACGATCCATATGAGACGAATACAGAAAATTTAAAAGCAGATGATGAACTATTTTTAAAAACAGTAAAAATACTTTCAGATCTTTATCAAGGACTTTCTTATAGAGGATTTACTACTTACGAAATATTTGAGTTCATAGAGTCAGTTTTGTCGCAGGATGATTCATACAATAAATACAAAGATTCATCAAACTCTTCATATAACAGTAGTCTTTCTAGATATTATTCAAAAACACCTAAAGAAATAAAACAACTAAACGCAGACTACTTAAGCAAGTCTTTTAGAATAATAGCGACAGATAGGCTAGTAAAAGAATTTCCTATAACTTCTTTTTTTATGCTTCATTCAAAGTATCATGACTCTATTGGCGTTTTTCCAGTAAAGTCTGATGACGTCAAAACTAAAGCGTCTGCTTCTGTTAAAACGCAAGAGTCAGTATTCTATAACATTGAAAGAATAATGTCAAAAGAATATGAAAGTTCTTCTAGCATAAACAAGTACATAAAAAATCCAGACAAGTTAAATCCTAGTTTTTCTGCAATAATGGTAAATAATCCTTATATAAGACTTGGAACTAAAAACTTTTTAGAATGCGCTACATTTTTTAATTGCGCTTCTACTATGGAGATGACTAAGTCTTATCCTTATTTTTCTGCAAAACTTATAGTTCCGACTTTTATAAAAGAGAGAGCAAAGCAAATATTGACTGCAGGAACAGTAAATCAGTTTCTTTTTGGTGATATACCTGAAGATCAACAGACAGACCTTTATAATGCATTTAAAAAAGAGTTTGAAGTATCAAGTGATCGTGATGTTCTTAGAAAAGGTGCGGTAATAGACATGTCAATGTTTACAATGCCGCAAACTCTAGTTAACATGGACGAAGAGCTTAACGGTATAGGTAGAAACCCTTACGGAAAAATGCCTGAAAATAGACTTAATCACGTTCAAGACCCAACGCAGCCATTTTTAACAATAGATAAGTTTGATATAGACGTAGCACCTTCAGCAGGATTAATGTCATTTAAAAATGCTACAATGTCAATAACACTTCATGATAAATCAAGATTGCAAGACATAGCGCCTCTAATAAAGCCTGACCTTTTTGGTGCATTTGGATCTGAGATTCTTGTCGAATACGGTTACAGACATATGGACGCTATTAACAAATCAGAGGGTCAAATAGTTAATCCTATCGGTGAGTTTATAAATTCTAGTGTTGTTGCTGAAAAATATCTTATCAAGTCAAGCAATATTTCTTTAGACATGGCAGGTCAAGTAAAAATTAATTTAGGACTTTCACTAAAGGGACCAGCAGACTTGCAAAACATAAGAGTAATACCTAACAGCATTTCAAACGACGTTAAAAACGATTTAGTAACAAGACAAGATATACACAATAACCTTGCAGTACCTGAACATGCTATAAGTGTCTACAAATATATGAATGTAAACTCAGATGATCTTGCAAAGCTTAAATCAAAAATAGATAAAGATATCAAAACGCTTAATAGAAGATTAAGATCTAGAACTGTTAAAGCAGGATTAAAGCCTAAAAACAAGGAAGATATAGCAAAATTAAAAAGTGCTACTTATTCACTTGTAAAAGTTCTAGAGTCAAGAAAAAAAGATTTTGAATCATGGACAGGAAAAAACGAAGACTATAGAAACAGCCTTTTAGGAAATTCATTTGGAGAGTTTGATCCTTACTGGGATTTTGATTTAGAGTCAAAATTAGCTAAGCAATACGAAGGAAAGGAAATAAGCTCTTTTAAAAAGGCAAGAAATATTATATTAGAAAGTCCTGCAATATCAAACAAAGAGTATGTAACATTAGGAAATTTTATAACTGCTATTATAGGTCAAAAAATAGCTGCAAGCAATAGGTACGATGACGTTCAAATTGTTTTTTACACTGCAAACGAAAACTGCGGTTATATGTCGTGCAGAAACTTAGCTTCTATGCTGCTTGACAAAAAGTCTATAGAAAAGTATCTAGATGGTATAAACTCTAAAAATCAAATAATGACAGTAGAAGGATTGATTTCTAATATAATAAAAGATCAAGTCATATCCAAAGAGCATATTTCATTTGGGTTAGCAGACGTATTTAATTCTTCTAAGAAAAAGTCTAAGGATAAAAAAGAAGACATAGAGAAAAAAATAGCTAAAAGACTCAACGAAATAAAATTTGGAGAAGGTGCTGAAGTTTTAGATCCTGAAGAGTCACGATTTGTTATGCCTATGATAGGTATGTCATTCGATACAATGTCACATCCTGGAAAAGAAGAAAACAAAACCATATTAAGAGTTGCTGTATACGATAGAAACGACAATCCTTACACTTCGCTTTATAATATTTTTAGAAAAAGTATTGATAAAGAATTCAACGACAAGATAAAGAGTCTTTCAAGATCTTATATTACACAAAGTAAAAGCCCAAATAATATAGATAAATTTCTAGCAAAGAAAAAAGAAGTTTTTGACTATCTTTTAAAAGAAGGATATCTAGTAAAAAACGGTGAAAATGATTATATTCTTGATCCTTCAAAATCTTCTAAAGGAATAAAAAACATTCTTAAAAGAAATATGCCATGCATAACACATGGCATGGAAAGCTCGCCCGTAACATCAGTAAATGTCACTACAATGGAAGATCAGCTACTAGCTACTTCTTATATAGTAAATGCTTCAAAAAATAATGAAGCTATGCAGAGTAGATTTGATGTTGATATTCCACTTAAAATAATGCCAGTTCAAGTAAGTATTGACATGCTAGGATTTCCATGGGCAAGCTTTGGGCAAATGTACTTTGTAGACTTTGAAACAAATTCAACAATTGACAACGTTTATGTAGTTACTGGCATCAAGCACTCTATGTCGCAAGGAAACTTTACGACAAATCTTAATCTTGCTTATCAAGAATCTTTCGGAACTTTTGAAGCTGCAGCAGAAATTCTTGACAAATCACTAGACATAGAAGAGAAGAGCAAATTAATTTCTAATGCTCAATTAGGAAGCGCAACTATTGACCCAAAAAGCACTATTTTACTAACAAATAAAAAAATAAGCGATACAATAATAATAAATTTAACTTCTACTTCAAGCAAGACAAATGATTTTTATAACGTTACTACGAATGCAACAAATTCAGCATCAATAAACATTTTACGCAGTACTAAAGATAAAACTTCTAGCACAGTTAGATTTACTGTAAATGATGCTGTAGTTAAAGTAGGAAATATCATTTACTCTAACTATATTATAAATGATGGCAAATTTTTATATTTTCAAAAAGCAAAAGCATTAGAAGTAAAAATTGAAAATAATGATATACAAAGTGGAAATATTTTTTCTGATGCTATTGCTATTTCTGTTCCTTTTGACAGTAACGTATACAGAGGAAAACATATTTCAGTATGTCATACTATGATTAAAAAATTAGAAGGTGACAAAGAGTACTACTTTTACGAGCCAAAAGTTTTTTTAATGAAACCTTCAAGTGAAAATGACGGTGAACAAATAAAACAAGAATTAAGACAATTTTTTCTAGGAAGTAGATTTGTTACAGAAGAAAAAATTAGAAAAATAAGGGCAGTTACAGCTAGTTTAATAGAAGATATGCTTAGAGAAGCGTATAAAGATTTTAAGGTACCAGTAAGAGAAATACCTGACAAGCCTGTAAAAACTACTTTGTACTCTTCGTCTATGACAAGAAGAAAAGTACAAGCAATATCTGGTGATTCTGTAGCAAGATTTAATGGTCAGTTTATAAGTGATGAAGATATAGAGAGTCAGCGTAAAAGAGCTTCTGAAAGAATCTCTAGAAGTAAAAAACAGAAAATACAAAAGCTTGCTTCTAATAGAAGTATAATAATAAACAATTACGGATCATCAGGGGGCGAAGTAAAAACTCCGAAAGATCAAGAAATATTAGAACTTAGTGACTACAATAATCAGGTAGTTACAATGAATGATCTTGCGCTTAGGATTATGAGATATTATTATCTAACACCTGTGTTCAACAAAAAATATCATCTAAAAGATGAAGCAAAGCAAATGACTCCAGAAAATACTGCAAGCATAGAAGAATTTTACGAAAAAGCTAGTATTGCAGATAAGAGTCAAAAAGACATATTATCCAGTGTTTTTGAAAACTCTAAGCGTGGTATTTACGATATTTTATACGCAGATAAGTCACTAGACACTACGAAAAGTAGAAACATGACTATTTCTGAATATACGGGGCTTTATTATGTAAAAAACAATCAAGAATATTCAGTTTATGTCAAAGGAAGCGTAAATAATAATGACTATAGTTTTACTTTTGTAAACATAGGCGGCAAATTAGAAAAAAACACAGAAGCAAAAGTCAATAGTCTTCTAGCAGAAAAAACTGAAACATATAACACATCAATAGATAACGATTTAAAAAGCTTAGACCATTATATAAGTTATATTGTAAAATCTTTAAACGAACAAATAGAAGGAGGGTATTTTTACAACGGTTCTTTTTTTCATCTACTAGAAAAAAGTGTTCTTTTAAGAGCTTGCTATCCTTATATTAAATCAGAATTTTTTCTTCAAGATAATGAAAAAATATTTAACGACACAAAAGAATACAAAACCTTACCAAATAAAAGAACAGCAAATATTTTTTACATAATAAAAGAAATAAAAAATCCTAATAAAGAAAATGACTACATTTTATTGAAACAAGGAATATACGATAGCAAAATTGGTCACGTAGTGTATAGTGAAGAAAATATTGAAAGTGTAATAGGAATTAATTTAAATTGCGTAGGAAAATTAAGCAATGAATCTATTGCAGCGTATAAAGCTTCTAACGACACTAAGATAAAGTACATTGTGCCGGGAAGTAAACACTTTTTAAAAAATCACAAAGCAACAGACTACAATGTTGATGAATTTAATATTACAGGTGAGTTATTTATAAAGACTTCTATAGAAAAGCAAATAGAAGTTTGGCTTAAAGATAGCAAATTAGATCCTGATACTTTTTATTCTAGATCTTACTCAAACTATAGAGTAAATTTATTTAGAAACTTAGTAGATTTTAATATAACAAAAGACAAAAAGTATGAAGAAGCTTACAAAGAAATACAACGACAAATTATAGCTTCGTTTAAAAAGAAAGCAGAAGCAAAGAAAAAGTCAGCGACTGTAAGAAAGAAAAAATAATAGTGTCAAATAAAATTTAATTTCATATAATGTCATTATGATCAAAAAAGATTTATATGACTTATATGAAATTAAATGCGACAAGTATGAAAAATACTATAAGTTTTTAGATTCAAGAAGTATTGAATATAACGAAAGAGAGATTTTACCTGAAAATTTACTTCATGAATATGAAAACTATCTATTGAGCCTAGAAGAATCTTTGCAGGAAAAAGATAAGCTTTTTTATCGTGACATTTATGAATCGCAAAATAATTTTTTGCATAGTCTAAAAGTGTTATGTATAGATAAAAAACTATTAAAGTATTACATTAGTATAGAAAAAAGCGAATCAATTAAAGATACTTTATATTCTTTTTTCTGCAAATATGACAACTTTACTGAAAAAGTTGTTTACAACAGAACTTCTACAAAGACAGGAAGACTTACAGTTAAAAGTGGCCCTAAGGTGTTAACATTGCCTAAGAGATATAGAAACATTATAACTTCTAGGTTTGGTGAAGAAGGACATATAGTAGAGTTAGATTTTAACAGTGTAGAGCCAAGAATATTTAAAAAGATATTAGGTGAAGAAGTGCCTGATGACATTTACGAACATTTACAAAATAAAATAGATGTGCCTGTAGATAGATCAGTAATTAAGAAGACGATAATCTCAGTTCTTTATGGCGCATCTAATTTGTCTAGTGATAACAATATATCTTTTACTACTTGGGAAAAAGTAAATAATGCAGTTCTTGATTTTTTCGATTTAGAAAAAATGTACGAAATAGCAAGCAAGCGTGTAGGAGAGTTTAGAGTAAATTATTACGGTCGACCTATCAAGAACGACTTAGACAGTAAAAATATAGTCATAAACAATATAGTACAGAGTACCGCAGCGGACTTTTTTTTAATAGCATTCAAAACTATATTAGACAAAATAGAAAATGAATTCTGTGTACCTTTATTTGTTTTGCATGATGCTTTAGTTCTTGATGTTCATATTAGTCAATTAAAAAATGTGCAAAATATAAAATCAACAGGTTATGATGATATCAAATTAGGACACTTTCCATTAGACATTAACATTTTTAACGAGGAACAAAAATGATAGATGAAGCACAAAATGCTTTCGACAATTACAATAAACTTTTAAATCTAGCAAACAAATTTTCAGATTCACAAATTATAAAGCTCCTAGAAGATCAAGCAGAAAGAATCAGTATAGCAAGTTATAACATGAAAGACTCTGAACCTTATTGTGGCACAGGATCGCTAGTTAGCTTTATTATGGACTATATGAAAAAGCTAAAACAAGTGCGAGATAGCTTTCACAGTTATATTGACTTAGAATCAGCATTGACATGTGCAATTATTTCTGATATAGGCAGAATAGGAATTGACAATGAAGACAGGTTAATACCACAAGACTCAGACTGGCACAGAGAAAAGCTTGGACAAATTTACAAATGGAACGATGCATGTCCTAAGATGTATGTTCCTCACGCTTCTTTGTACTGGATAAACAAGTATGATATTAAACTCAACCACGAAGAATTATTAGCAGTTATCTTAACTCAAGATTATATGTCTGAAGAAGCAAAATTTTATATTGGAAGCGAACCAGAGCTAGTTCTATGTCTAAGAACTGCTAGAAACATTGTTATGACAGACGCTAAAAGAAACAAAAATATTATGACTAATCCTCATATAGATGTTCAAGAGTTTTAATGAATAATTACTCTCAAAGGAGAGTAAAATGAACGAAGAACAAATACTAGAACTAGTCATAGAAAAACTAATAGAAGAAGCAGTAACACTTGCAGGAGGAGGAATAAGCGGAATGCAACTTCCTCTTGGAGCTACGCCAGACGGTGGGCCTATTAAATACGCAAATGACACTGATATAATGATAAAGCCTAAGGCTAAAAAAACAAAAAAAGGAAAAAGATTTGTCAACAAAGATCCTCAATACTACTTAAAAAACGGAAGTGAAACTTCAAGAAAAAGAAGTTTTAAATAATAAAATTAAATGTGCAAAATAAAAAAAATTAAAATATAATATCAACATGATTCGTAGTGAATCATAAAAAATAATAACAAACAAACATAAACACAAACAAACAAAAAACAAAAAAACAAATAGAAAGGCAACAAAAAATATGGCTCTTAATCTCGATGCAATTCGTAAAAAACTAAATCAACTCAACGGTCAAGGCAAGTCAAAAGTAAGCATGTGGAAACCTGAGGAGAACACAGAGTCTACAGTTCGTCTTATTTCTTTTCAAGATAATGATGGACAACCATTTAAAGAGCGATACTTCTATTATGGTATTGGAAAACAGCGAGGTCTACTTGCACCAAATCAGTTTGGCAAGCCTGATCCTATTCAAGAGCTAATTAATAAACTACGCGAGGAAGGTTCTAAAGAGTCTTATGATTTAGCAAAAAAGCTTTATCCATCAATGCGTGTATATGCTGCAGTTATTGTTCGAGGTGAGGAAGACAAAGGTGTTCAAATTTGGTCTTTTGGAAAGAAAGTCTATACAAGCCTTATTAACTTTATTCTAGACGAAGACTATGGCGATATTACAGATCCATTTACAGGTCGCGATATTAGGGTAACATCTACTAAGGTGCCAGGAAAAACATATGCAGACACTGATGTTCGCGTTCGTGGCAAAGAAACAAAGCTAGCTGAGTCAGATGATCAAATGAAAAAATGGCTAGATAATATTCCTGATGTTGACGAGATGTTTCAGCTTAAGTCTTACGACGAGCTAGAGTCTATTATTAATAGCTGGCTAAACGGAGATGACGAAGAAGATGCAAATACTTCTAGCTTAGGCACTAGTCGCGGTCAAGTATCAAGCACAAGCCAAGTACAAAGTTCAAGTCCTGAAGTTGCACAAACATTTACTTCTCTAGATGACGCTTTTGCTGAGCTAGAATCTTAAAAAAACTATAAATAAAAAAGGACAGTTATGGCGAAAAATAAAAAATCAAAAGACGAAGAAAAAGACACGTTAGACGACTTTACAGCTGATCTAATTAAGTCGCTAAACAAAGAAAAAGGCACACGTGTAGCTTATAACCTTTCAGTAGATGATTCGCCTACACATGTCAACAGGTGGATTAGCACAGGTTCTGATCAACTAGACTATATTATTTCAAACAGGCGAGACGGTGGTCTTCCTGAAGGCAGGATTATTGAGATTTTTGGCCCTCCAAGCATTGGTAAATCACACATCGCTACGCAAATTGCAAGATCTACACAAAAGCTAGGAGGTATTGTAGTTTATATTGACACAGAGAATGCTACTTCTACAGACAATCTTAGCGCTCTAGGAGTAAATACAAAGTCAAGATTTGTATATGTTGATACACACTGTACAGAAGATGTTTTAGATATTGCAGAATCAACTATTTTAAAAGCAAAAGCTGCACAAAAAGACGTGCCTGTAACTATTATTTGGGACTCAGTTGCTGCTACTTCTCCTAAAGCTGAGCTAAATAATGGATATGACAAAGATACAATTGGCGCACAAGCAAGAGCTATTTCTAAAGGAATGAGAAAAATTACAGGTGTTATTGCTAATGAAAAAGTATTGTTTATATGCCTAAATCAAATTAGAACTAAGGTAGGTGTAATGTATGGTGATCCTACTACTACACCTGGCGGAATGGCTATACCTTTTCACAGCTCAGTAAGAATTAAGTTAGGTGCAGGACAGCAAATTTTAGACAAAGATAAAATTCCAGTAGGTATTAATGTTAGTGCTAAAATTATTAAAAACAAAGTAGCAGCACCTTTTAGAACTTGTGATTTTGAAATTCATTTTGGAAAAGGTGTTTTTGAGCATGAGCAGCTCTTCGACGTTCTAAGAAAAGCAGGACCTAAAAAGAACAAAGACGGCTACGAGATAGAAGTCGGTGGTGCTGGTGCATGGAAACATTTAATTGTTACTTCTCCTGAAGGCGAAATGATTATTGAGAAAAAATTCTATAAAGCTGAATTTGACTCTGTTAAAAAAGACGCGCAATATGTTGACTATATAAACGATCTTATAGAGGAGGTATATGTTAGAAAGTCTATCACAGCAGAAGATATACATATAGATCCAGAGAGCTATACTGAAATGGAAGCTTTGTCTAGAGAGATTGAGTCAAGTGACTGGGTAGAGCCGGAGTAATTAATTGAATAAACCTGAAATCTACATAGACGGAATGAATACATTTCTAAGACATTTTTCTGCTAATCCTTCTATGTCACTTCATAATACAGAGTGTGGTGGCATTGTCGGTTTTCTTAAAAATGTTCAGACATTAACAGAAAAATTTAACCCAAGCAATATTGTTGTTGTATGGGAAGGAGGAGGTTCTACAAAAAGAAGAAACATATCCAAAAGCTATAAAAACAATAGGCGACCTGTTAAGCTAAATAGAAATAACGAGTTCATTTCAGGTTCAGTAGAGAATAGGGATGATCAACTCTCTACTTTAATAGAGCTTATTGGAAAGACGCTAATAAAGCAAATATATGTAGAAGACTGTGAAGCTGATGATGTAATATCTTATTTGTGTTATAAAAACGCAGAAAAACAAAAGATAATAGTATCTTCTGATAAAGACTATTATCAGCTTATAAATCAAAATACTGTTGTCTGGTCTACAAATCAGAAAAAAATTATAGATACACATCAAGTGATTGAAAAATTTGGCGTACACCCAAATAATTTTACTTTAGCAAGAGCAATGGTAGGAGATCAATCAGACGGTTTAAAGGGAGTAAAAGGCATAGGCTTTTCAACATTAAGAAAGTTATTCCCGGAATTAAAAGAGTGCAATATTTTATATATTGATGATATAATAAGTAAAGCAAATAATTTAATATCAGAAGGTAAAAAGCTTAAAGCACTACAAGAAATATCATGCTCAAAAGACGACATAAAGAAAACTTATTCTTTGTCTATACTTGTAAGCGGATTACTTTCGCCTCATCAAATTAAAGCTATTAATTTTCAAGAAGAATCTAATAAGTCTAATGATAAGTTTGGCTTTATTAGGGTTCTAAATAAAAAAGGTTTAAATATCTTTGACCCACATAAATTTTTTATCGTTACAAAGTCTAGTCTGGAGAATAAATGACGTCGCAAGTTAACTTTTCTAATTTTGGAAAGCCTTTTCAAGAAAAAACATTTCAAAGTATGCTGACTGATACACAATGGGCAGCACAAATGGTAGAAGTACTTATACCAGAATATTTTGACCTTAAGTACTTGTCGTATCTATGCAAAAAATATTTCGAATATTATGGAAAATATAGGTCGTTTCCAACTTTGCAATTGCTTGTAACAATTATAAAGGACGATCTTACAAAATCAAACGACACAGTTCTTCGTGATCAAATCATAGAATACTTACATAGAATTAAAACAAACCCAGACATGGGTGATTTGCAATGGGTAAAAGACAAAGCTTTAGAGTTTTGCAAGAGACAAGCATTTAAAGAGGCATTAACACAAAGTGTAGAATTAATACAGACTGAAAAATACGAGTCAGTAATTAATATTATGAAAAATGCAATTTCAGTTGGCATGCCTAATTCTACTGGTCACAATTTCTTTGACGACATGGAAGCAAGATTTGTTCAGATTAATCGTCAAGTTGTACCTACTGGATTAGGCAGGCTTGATGATAAAGATATTTTAAGAGGCGGTTTAGGAAGAGGTGAAATTGGTGTAGTAGTAGCTAATACTGGCGTAGGCAAGTCGCACTTTTTAGTTGCTATGGGATGTGAAGCTATGAGAGCAGGAAAAAATGTAGTCCACTATACATTTGAATTGTCAGAACATGAGACAGGCAAAAGGTATGACTCTAATCTTTGTCAAATACCTTCTAATGAAATCATTGAAAGAAAAGATGAGGTCAAAGCACGCTACAAAGAAATGTCAAACAATCTTGGCGGATTAATAATTAAAGAGTACCCTACAGGTTCTGCATCGGTAAATACAATCAGGAATCATATTGAAAAACTATCACTTAAAGGTTTTAAACCTGGTCTTATCGTAATTGATTATGCTGACGTCATGAAGTCTTCAAGAGAATATGACTCACTTAGACATGAACTTAAACTAATTTATACAGAGCTTAGAAATCTTGCAGTAGAAATGAATATTCCAGTATGGACTGCGTCTCAGGCAAATAAAGATTCTTCTAAATCTGACGTTGTTGGTTTGGAAAATATGTCTGAAGCATACGGAAAGGCACAGGTCGCTGATATAGTATTGTCCATTAGCAGAAAGCCTATGGAAAAAGCTGAAGGTAGCGGAAGAATTTTTGTAGCAAAAAACAGAGCGGGAAGAGACGGTTTGCTCTTTCCTATAAGCATTGATACAGCTATGTCAAGTTTTGAAGTTTTAGATGATAACGAATTGACTATGAATGAAGCTGTTGAGCAAGACAGCAATGCTTTAAAAAAGAAGCTAAAAGAAACTTGGAAGGAAGTAAATAAAAAATGATTAACATTACAATTACAGAAAGTCTAAAGAAAACTTTACAAAACAATACAGTTCTTAATAAAGAGTATTTGCCTGCTTACGGAGGAGAAAGTGCAGGCCTTGACTTATATAATGCAAGTGGAAAAAGTATAAAAGTATACCCATCAACATATCAGAGTATGTCTATCAACATAGATAAAAAAGTCATGATTCCTACAGGTCTTAAAATAGTTGTACCAGAAGGACATGTAGCACTTATTCAAGAGCGAGGATCAATCACAAAGACAGATCTTAAAGTAAGAGCAGGTGTTATCGATATTGGCTATACTGGTGAAATTTTTATTAATTGTGTAAATATTGGAAATAAAGTATATACTATAAACAAAGATGCTAAGCTACCTTTTCAATTGATTGTGTTAAAGTGCGATAATCAATTTAATATTGTAGAAGAGTCAGAATATTTAGAACTATCTAACAAGTCTATTCGAAAAGAAGGGCAAGTTGGAAGTTCAGACTAATAAGGGGTATTATGAAAAAAATTTGTTTTGGTATTGAAATCGATAAGTCTAGAGACGAAAATATAACAGAGTTTGCTGCAAATCTTTTAAAAGATTATTATATGCAAGAAAGCGAAGAATCTCCTCAAGAATCTTTTGCAAGAGCTTCTCTTGCATTTTCTAGTTATAAAGGTAAACAAGATCTAGAACTAGCACAAAGAGTATACGAATATGCTTCTAAAGGCTGGTTTATGTTTTCCTCTCCTATTCTTTCAAATGCTGCAAAGCCAGGAAGTGTAGAGAGAGGTCTTCCTATTTCTTGCTTCTTGAGCTATGTAGGTGATTCTATTGAAGGATTAATATCACACAGTGAAGAGTTAAGATGGATGTCGATCAAAGGAGGAGGCGTAGGAGGTCACTGGTCAGGTGTTAGATCAAATAGCCAAATTTCTCCAGGACCCATGCCTTTCTTGAAAACTGTTGACAGTGATATGACAGCTTATAGACAAGGAAAAACTCGCAAAGGATCTTACGCAGCTTACATGGATATAAGTCATCCTGACATTGTCGAGTTTATAAATATGCGTTTACCAACAGGTGGAGATGCAAACAGAAAATGTTTTAACTTAAATAATGCTGTTAATGTAACAGACGAATTTATGCAAGCT